AATGGTCCACATCACTAATAACCGATAACCAGGTCTACCTGCTTCTACTTGCTGCAGTTATGGCCCTGTCATTTGCGGCAAAGAAGACACAGGTCTTTGTTCCAGTCTATGCCTGGATTGCCTCACAGGTCAAGTCAAAGCGTGCAGTTGTCGCGCTCATCTCATTGCTGTCAGGCATCCTGCCAATCTCTGGTCGCGCGGCAATCTCAGCTGGAGCGCTTGACACAATCGCGCCTGACAACAAGAAACGCAAGAACTATGGCGTGATTGACTACCTGTCAACACACCACTACTACTTCTGGTCACCACTTGAGGCTACAGTCCTCGTTCCAATGGCAACACTAGGTCTAACATACGCAGGGTTTATAAGTCACATCTGGCCTCTTCTAGTCACCGCCGTCGTGGTAATCCTGTATTACATCTTTGTCGTCCTAAAGGAAGACGACATTGAAATCAACGTGGTTAAGCGTAAGCAAGCCGCTGGTTGGCAGAAGGAAGATCGCAAGCAGATCATCTCATACGCAACAACGCTTCTATTCGTTGGTGCCATCATAATTCTTGGTAACATCGTCAAGGCAAACTTTGAAACAATCAACGCATGGGTAGAGCAGGCGCACAACAACGGGCTACTTATCGTTGTAGCTGCCGCGGGCTTCCTAGCCAGTTTTGCGCTTGGCAGTAGCGGCAAGTTTGCTGGTTTTACCGCACTGTCCGCTAGTGTGTTTGGCCCAGAGTACCTAGCACTGTTCTTTGCTGTTGATTACATGGCTTACATGTTGTCACCTGCACACAAGTGTTTGGTTATCTCGCAGAGCTATTTCAACACGCCACTGAAACAACAGTATAAGGCAGCTCTTGCCTTGACCGTTCCAGTACTACTTGTCGGAATTCTAGTCTCAATCGGATTGACTGCGTAATCAACATGAAGAAGATTAAGTTTATGGCAACCACCCAGGAGGTGGCTGATAAGCTTACTCCGCCTGCTCCGGCGCGTTCACACGTGCCGGAGTGGTACCGGAAGGCTACACGTTTTATCGGCGGAAAGATGGAACTTGGAGAACATGGTCTAAACAAAGATCTAAAGCTCTGCGTTCCATTTTTAGACGCACTTACCGCTGGCTACATGATTGAGCTTCCAGCCGACATGCTCATTGAGCGTGACGAGCGCGGAGTAACATTCTACTGGCATGAGGAACCACAGCTGTTAGAGTTTCGTTCAAAGGACATGGCATCTACACTTCCACGTCCAATCGGGCACGACCAAGACATGTACGCGTGGATCTTTTACTGGGCGCCAATTCTTCCACCGGGGTACAGCGCCATAGTTACTCACCCGCTAAACAGATTTGATCTTCCATTTACCACGACTGCTGGAATCATGGACGCGGATAAGTACTCAGCAGGCGGACAGGTACCGTTCTTCCTGCACAAGGGTTTTACTGGAGTAATCCCCGCAGGTACACCAATCATGCAGATCATTCCATTCAAGCGAGAAGACTGGACGCACGAGATTATCACACATGATCCAGTGTACATCAAGAAGATGGTCTACTCCGTGCAACGTTTTCTATACGGTGGCTACAAGAAGCTCATGTGGCAGAAGAAGAACTTCGACTAATGAAGATCGCCGTCTACGCCATCGCGCTTAACGAGGTTGACTTTGTCGAGCGCTGGTACGCATCAGCTCGCGAGGCTGATTACATAGTTATTGCTGATACTGGCTCAGTTGACGGACTTGTTGAGCACGCCGACAAACTTGGTATCAACGTGGTGTCAATAGACGTTAAGCCTTGGCGTTTTGACGTTGCTAAGAACCAAGCCCTTGCATTGGTACCTGATGACTATGACATCGTGGTATCACTTGACATGGACGAGGTTTTACTTCCAGGTTGGAGAGAGAAGCTGGAAGCCTCGTGGGAACTAGACGCAACAATCTTGAACCATCGTTACCGCAACAACGCTAACCCGTGGCAGTGGCACTCAAAGATCCATAATCGTAAACACTGCAGATGGATCGGCGCGGTACATGAGACGTTGGAATGGTCAATCCCAGAGAAGCAGCTGTGGAACGGTGACATCTATCTTGACGAGCAGCAGGACACAACAAAAAGTCGCGCGAGCTACATTGATCTTCTTCACCTCAAGATCGATGAAGGTGACCGTGACTGGAAGACATTCTACTTCCTAGCAAATGAGTACCAAGCGCGTGGTGATCTGACCACGTCAATAGAGCAACGTGAACATGCATTTAATAACTGCAAGGAACCTATCTCACGGGCGTACATTGCCAAGAACATCGGGAATACCTATCGTCAGTTAGGCAACAACGCGGAGGCTGAGTCATGGTACTTCAAGAGCGTGGACGAAAGTGATGAGCGTGAGTCATGGCACGCATTGGCACAGTTTTACTACGACACAGCTAACTGGGAGCCATGCTTAGAGGCCGCTCAGCGGTGTCTAGAGGTCACGACACGCAGAGATGGATATACGCACGACCCTAAATCTTGGGGCTGGTCTCCGTACGACCTAGGGGCAATCGCCGCGTATAACACCGGAAACTATGATCTCGCGCTAGAATATGGAATTATGGCGGCAAGTATGGAACCGTCAAATCAGCGACTTATGACAAACCTAGGGTTTTACAAAGAGAAACAGGTACGCCAATGAAGATAGCAATCTACACAATTGCGCTAAATGAGGAACAGTTTGTTGAGCGTTGGTACGAATCAGCAAAGGACGCTGACTACCTTCTGATCGCCGACACTGGTTCCACTGATGGCACTGTTGAAAAGGCAAAGGCGTTAGGAATAAATGTAGTTGACGTACGTGTAGCTCCTTGGCGTTTTGACGACTCTCGTAACGCGGCATTGGCAGCACTTCCAGTAGACATCGACATGTGTATCTCATTAGACATGGATGAGCTAATCACACCGAACTACCGTGAGCTTCTAACCGCAGCCTGGGAGCGAGGCGTAAACCGTCCACGCTACAAGCACGTATGGTCATGGAATGAAGACGGCACTCCCGGGCTTGAATTCTCATACGACCACATTCACGCACGTAAGGGTTTCCGCTGGCGTCACCCAGTGCACGAGTGTCTGTACTCCTACGGCATTGATGAGAAGCAGGAGTGGATCGAAGGACTTGAAACACATCACCATCCAGATCCAACTAAGTCGCGTGCGCAATATCTTCCACTTCTTGAGATGTCAGTTAAGGAAGATCCATACAATGACCGCAACGCGTTCTACTTTGGGCGCGAGCTATTTTTCTACGGACAAAATGACCGTGCGGCAAAAGAGCTAAAGCGACACCTAGCACTTCCAACAGCACGATGGGCACCAGAGCGTGCAGCGTCAATGCGGTTTATCGCAAAGGCATCACCTAATGAGGCTGAGGAATACCTGCTAAAGGCAGTGGCTGAGGCGCCTGGTCGTCGCGAGGCACTAGTAGATCTTGCCAAGCTTTACTACAAACGCGCACAGTGGGTCAACTCACGTAAGTACGCATTGGAAGCTCTTGCCATCAAGGAGAAGCCACTTGAGTATCTTTGCGAGGCTGAGGCTTGGGGTGAAGCACCGCACGACTACGCGTCTATCGCGTGCTACCGTTTAGGTCTTTTTGATGAGGCACTAGTTCACGCACAGAACGCAGTAGATATAAATCCAGCAGATCAACGCCTGCAGGCTAACTTAGAATTCTGTAAGGAAGCTGTCGCTAAGACTTTGTCTTAGACTTTCCGGTTGGTTTTGCCTTAGGTGGCTTGGCTAGCTCACGTGCCTTCTTGCGCTCTTCAAGCTTACGTTTCTTTTCGAGCTTCTTTGCCTTTTCCTTTTCCTGCTTGGCAAGACGTTCAAGACGATCTACATGGTACGCATCAACTGCGTTGGCGCTTGTTCGTGAGCGCCAGGTAAACTCACATGCGGTACAACGGACAAGACGCATGGTTGCCCAGCGTCCTCCGCCAGGAACTGGAACAGTAAGTGTCTCTAGTTTGCTAGGACGCGCGGTGCAAAATGGACACTGTGGGTAACGTTGACGACGAGTCTCTTGACCATTCCATGAAACGCTAAGTGCACGACGAATTTCACCTTCGTCTTTGCCTCCCCAGATTCCCCAGATCTGTCGATGTTCAAGTGCCCACTTCAAACAGTCTCGACGCACAGGACACTCAAAACAGAGGTTCTTTGCTTGATACTTCTCAGTTGGATTACTTGAAAAGAAATAGTCTCGTATTTCTTCATTCTCTGGCTTGGCGCAGATCGAGCCCTTCTGCCAGGTTAGGTCAGTGCCTCCACGTGTCACAAAATCTCCACCCACGTGACGTTCAAGGCTTCCTCAACAAAGTCTCCAAGTGACGTTTCTCCGTCAATATCGCAAACCGTGAGTTCCCGTTCGCCATCGATTTCTCCAGCGTACCCAGTAACTACATGAGCGTCATCTAGCTTCGCGTACGCCTCACCAAGTGAGTGTACCGAGCCGTCGCGTTGGAGAGCGGAGGCTAATGCACGACGCACTACCTCATGTTCGACATCTACGTGCTCATCTGTGAAAAACACAAGGGCTGCATCATCTACGGCGTAGTAACCTTCTCCGGTCCATTCACGCCACAGTGTTTCGCCTGTTCTTGTATCTTTCATGGATACATTGTATCTTGAGTACGACTCAAAAGTACATAGTAGGCGTGGTTATTTTGTCCTATTTTTCGGCCATGTATTTATATGGACCAGGCCGTGAAAGTGTCTCTACGGGTCTCTGAGCGCGCCACTTTTTGCGCAATTACGCGTTATTGAACGTTCCGAGGTGCAGATCGTTGTTTTCGTCAGGCCAAAGGTACTGATAGTGGTCAGGGCGAGATCCAGTGTCTTCAGGCCAGCCAAACTGTGAGTACCAGTGGTAGTCCTTGCGCAGTAGCGCAACGCGGTGCGTTGAGGCGACCTGTTCAAACTTGTCGCTGTCAGTTATCCATCCTGGAAATGTAAGTTCGTTAGACACGCGACCAAGTGACAACGCGTGGTCAAACGTGGAGTAGATCTTTGGAAGCATGGTGGACTTGAAGCCACGGTTGATCCATTCGAAATACGTTGCGGCTAGGTATGAGACAAGCGCCTTCTCGTGACCGCGCCACATAATTGAGACAGGGTGGTTTGCCCAGCCTTTGGGGTCACGGTGTTCGTTCTGCGGGTTGAGCTTGGTAAGTGCCAGCAGAACCTGCCAGCCTTCTAGAGTCTGCTTGTGCAGGCGCTTGTTGTCGAGTTCGCGAGCGATACGCTCGAACGAGTCAGTGTGTGGTACAAACGTTTGCATTGTTGTCCTTTCGTCATTAGGACAATTATATCAGGATTCGTCACCAAACGTAACGTCCGCATGCTCATCGTCAGCGATAAGCTCATAGTCCTCCTTCTCAACGTATATACCTACCACGGTTATGTCACCGCAGTCAATACACGTTTCAGGCTCTAGACCCTTTAGACGCATCTCTGGGACCGCAACGGCGACCAGTTTGGCGATAAGCTTACCTTCATCAGTAACGCCCTCTGGTTCCCACCGACTGTTTTCAGCTATCCAGCATTTTTCGCATTGAGGAAATAGTTCTTGATTAGACACTTGGTACCACCGTTTCTATACTTTCAGGGTACCACTTTTTCTTCACCGCATGACGTGAAAACGTCTTGTCAGTATTCAAAAGCCACTCCCTCTCACCGATAAGTTCTCCTTGTGGACCGTTAGGTTCACCATTTAGTGCGGCAACAATCGCGTCACCTAGCCAACGTGCTGCCTGCACTGGGACAGCCTTGCCCCAGACAGCCTTTAGATCTTGATAACCTCGTGCACCTTCAATGTCCCAGTCGTCTGGAAGACCTTGTATGCGTGCAGCCTCACGATGCGTAATAAGCCGTGGTTCAGTTGGATGGATCACGTGTTCCAGCGCTGAGCCAGTTAACACATTACACCAATGATCTTCCTTCCAGCGATACGGCTGTGAAAATCCAAGCTTAAAGTTGCGACGACGATACCGCGGTTCAGTATCCATCCACTTCTGTGGGAACTTGTCGTCATTTTTCTCAACCATCTTCTTCACCGCAGAGCCCATGTCACCATTACCTGGCCACTCCGTGTTGTCAAGAATAGTAAACAGTTCCTCGATACGTTGGGTATGAATGTTTGTCGCTCCGGCATGCCCGTTTAGAAGACCGTCCTGTGACTTAAGATGTTTTACCCAGCTTGACGGTTCTGCGACGTACTTCTGAGATTCCCACTGCCAGGGCAACTTAGCAAGATCGCCAATGATGTCCATGATTCGTGGAAGTTTCTTTGGTTCCTTTACGGATACACCAAACGGAAGCCCTTCTTCAACCGCAACCCAGAAGTAACGTGGTCTAAACGAAAAACCACCAAGCTGAAGGTTGTTGTGCTTCACGTGATACAGGTCGTACTTCTTGCCTGATAGTTCCTCAACCATGTCGCGATACTTGACCATAGTCTCACGTCCACTTGTATATGCCTGTTGCACACACTCGAACGCGATGATCTTTGGCTTTACCCTTGCGGCATATTGCATGAACGCACGTGTGTGCGCATGCGCCGGAGAGTCAGGACCACGATTTGCAGGACCAGACCAAACTGACCAGCCGGAGCAGGGAGGACAACCAGCAACGACGTCAACGTTGTGTACTGGCCACTCATCTGGGTCGTCACTAAAGAACGTATTCCATGTATTGCCTAGGTGGTGACGGTTTGCTTCAGCAACTGGATTACCAAAGTTCAACGTGCCAACTCTTGACTTCATCTCAATGCCTGATTGGACTAAGCCAAGACTCATAAAGCCAGCAAGACCGTTGCAGTCAATGAAGGTATGCTTCGCCATGCGTGTACCTCCGTTCTACGTCGTTATTTAGGTTATCCTATTAGGTACCTACCCAAGATTGCCTACTTTGTAAGCTTCTCGCCAACCTCGTAGCCACAACCTGCGTAGCCTGCAATGTCAATCCAAGTGTCAGGCTGGAAGCCAGACTTTGACGCGTAACGCGCAACCTTTAGCCCAACCATGCACATTGCAACGTCCTCAGTGGTCACTTCAACGCCAAGAATCACGCCCCAGATCTTTGCGATACGTGTAAAGTTATCCTCGGGTCCACCGTACTGTGCGTCACGATCTCCTGCGATGATGCGTGCGGCTTCACGTAGAGCCTCGACGCGTGGAGCAACCTGTGCCGTTGTGGTTGTTGTTTCTTCTGTCATTACTTTACCCTTACATATACTTTGGCTGTGAACTTACTGTCACTAGCGACGGCGTGTAGCTCTGCATTTACTAGGTTGTCTATTTCAGCCTCTGCATCAAGACCTAAAAACTTGGCGATTGCCATTTCGGCTTTATTTTTGATGTCATCTAGCGACGAGCCAGAGACTTCAAATTCAAAGGTTGAACGCATTACTTAACTCGTTTCTCTAGGTTGTACGGCGAGTAGTGCGCACCGTCAAGTACTGGCTCCTTGCCATCATTTGTCTTAATGATGATGTCACCGTAACGAACACCAACTACACGACCACGTCGTCCGTTGTGCAGACGGCCAAGATCGCCATCAAACGCATCTGCAAACACGCGAACCTCATCACCAACTGAGATAAATCCAGGTTGGCATGGAACCCATGTCTCCTCAGAGTGCGTTGGTTCAACAAGCGCGTAGTTTAACGCCACGCGTGAGAAGATCTCAATCGCCTCTCTTGCCTGTTTTTCATTTAGGCCACTGACGTCGTTCCACGTCTCAAGTAGACGTAGTACTGCCTTGCCTGGTGCAACTTTTACCTTTGCAGCATCAAACTGTGAGCGTACCCATTCTTTATCTACGTTAGGCATTTACTTCTCCTTCAACTACAGGCTCGCACTTTGCGCATACGCCTGGGCGCTTGCCTTCACCTACGTCGTCAATCGCGCGTGAGCACTGAATGCACTTAACGCCGATGTCCTTTACCTTGTATCCGTTGAGCTGACGCTGACGGTTCTTTTCCATCTTTTCAACGTAGAACTTGTTGAGTTGCTCGTCTGTTCCACCAGCCGCAACGATGATGTTTGCGACGAAGTGAAGAACGTCAACTGCCTCCTTGATGATCTCCTCGCGGTCTGCGTACGGAGCGTCATGTTGCCAAGGCTTCCATGAGATTGCCTGACGCATCTCAGCGAGCTCGTCGTCAATCGCCAGCATGTTCCAGCGCATGTACTCGACAAGCTTACGAATGTTCTGCGGCTTGTCACCTTCCATCTCTTCATAGTTAATGAAGTAGACGTTTTGCTGCAGATCCTTTGTCTTTCTTAACCAGCTTTCAAACAGCATAGCTTTCCTTTCTTGTTGTTGCTTGTAATAGTGTGCGTAGTTCATCTGCCGCAGCAGCTCGACGTGGAACTTCTGACATGTACTCAGTAAGTTGTCCCCACGCTAGGTCCTGGCGCTCATTAGGCGTCATGCCTTCTATGGTAGCAGCAAGAGTAGACCACGCGGTACCGATCGCCTGAGCTTCTTTCCACTCTGTTACGACTGGCACTGCGTGATTTAGCGACTGGATGTAGCGATAAGTCCACCATGTACCGTCGCGGTGAGGTGTGATTAGGGAGCCAACAGATCTTCCAATTTGATGGCCAACCTCAACGTCACCCATTGTCTTATCATGCTTCATGGCAACAAGCGGATAGCTCAACGTCTTGTGGATCTTCTTTGTCCAGGTAGACATGGTGCTATCAGCAACCCACTTGTTTACAGTTTCCGTAGACTCGATAGGTGTTTCTGATACCAACCATGAGTCTAGGTTTATTCCAGTCAAAGCGCTAGCGGCACCAGTTGGAAGAGTTTTAGTTATATCACTACGGTTTTGCCATGGCAGCGACGGATAGATAGTGTCTGCCCAGTGCCCGTTTAGTAGCCTATCCACTGTCCCTAGAAGCCTCTTAGAGACACTTTCACTAGCAGCTAACTGATAACCTTGGCGGAAAGCGTAGAAGTCCTTAGTTAGGTTTCCAGGGTTAGACATAACAGCACGTAGACTAGCCGCAATCTGCGATGGGTACGGTGCGTCAACCATGAGCTTCAAACGTGGATCGTCAGCAAGCAGGTCAATAACGTGCAATGCGCCATAGGACTTACTTGCCGCTAGACTAGTGATAGGTGACACACCAACAATAACAACATCGTAGTCCTTGAGGTCATCAAGTGTCCATCTGATGTCTGGATCGGTCATCACAACGTCATCGCCGCTAGCCGTTAGCACCTTATGAACAGCACCAGCAAAACCTAGAGTCTTGCTGTTCACCCTAAGTGATGCCTGTGATGCAGACATGCCAGTTATCAAGATCTTCATGCGCGAGTACCGTCCGGGTTTACCTTTAAGCCAGAGTCTTCAGCAAGTGTACGAGCAAGAATGCTTGCTATGTGGTCCTTGAATGAGTCGTACGTTCCGATGTACGGACGCAAGGCATCAGCCTGCGCCTTTGCTGCAGCTGCTAGTTCCTCAGTGTTCATCTTTTCAACGTCAGCAATAGTCAGCTTGTACGCATCACCAAGTGGATCGCCTTCACCCTTGTCAGTTACAAGAATAGAGCCAATGCGTGCTGCGTACAGGAAGCGTGAGCGCCACCAACCTGATCCAGCGTGCGGATATGGAGGCGACAAGATACCCCAACGGTCATTGTAGAAGTTTAGAACGTCAAGTTCAGTGTCAAGACGCTGTCCACCAAGTTTACGAATAAGCTTACGGCTTCCGACTATCTCAACTGGCCACTCTGGATTCTTTCGCGCTAGCCACCCATCGTGCGGCATCAACGCACCAAGTACCCAAGCCTTTTCCTTCTTCTCAGGAGGCGTTGGCGTGACCGCAGCGAGTGTGTCAAACACAACGCTGGTTGGATCTAGTGCCTCAATACGACCAACGTCCTTTGGCATGCGCTTGCGAACGCCAGAACGATCTCCCCATGCGTACATTGGACATACTGGAACCATTCCAGCGGCCCAACGTGCGTCAACCATGTCGTGTGCCGCTTGAACAAGTTGTTTTTCATATGGCTTGACCTGTTCGTCAGTGTCCATCATGTAATAACGCTCAATGTAGACCTTCTTGGCGGCCTCTGGGTCCTTCTCAGCAATACGTGCGATTGCTTCCTCGATTGCCTCGCGGCTAAAGTATGTTGCGCCTTCGTCTCCACGATGTTCAGTTCCAACCAATAGGTGCTTGTACAGCATCTGTGGTTTCTTAATCATCGCGCGTGCGCCATTGAAAACTGTGTTGAATTGCCAGTCGTCAAAGAATCCGACCGCAGGCAGTCCTGAAGATAAAGTGTAAAGCGCACCCATCGCGCCTTGTCGTCCGTTCAATGAGTTCAACGGAGCTAGGTTGATCCAAGCCATGTCATAGCCAGATAGATCTTCGCCAGGTGTGACCTTGCGCCAATCAACTTCGTGTCCAAGGTCTTCCATAGCCTTTGCCACGTGTGCTGGAACGTCAATCTTTTGTATGGTACGTCGTTCGGTGTTGATCTGCAGTGCCGTAAAGCCTGTCATCAAGATTTTCATGTCTCTCCTCTTTCTATTACTGGATCATCGCCTGTGGCAAAAGTGCCACAGACGATGATACCAGATAACAGTTGTTTAGAACGGTGCTGCAGGTGGTGCTGGCGGAGCTGCTGGAGCTTCCGCTGCAACGGCAGGTGCCTCTGCAAATGCAGGTGCAGGAGCTGCTGCTGGAGCAGGAGCTGGAGCAGGCGCCGGAGCAGCTGCTGGAGCAGGAGCCGCAGCGGTTGTTGCTGCTGCCGCAGGTGTACCTACGTAGTACATCTTGATTTCGTTCTTCTTAGAACCGTTCCATGTACGTGAACCAATCTGTGCACGGAATGAACGGCCCTTGAGTGCTGCCTCGATCTGTGCGTTGCTTGGGTTTGAACCAAAGAACTCACGACCTAGACCCATCGCTGCCATCTTGCGGAAGAAGATGCCAAGCGCGTTTGAGTTCTCAGGTGAAACAACTAGGTTGTCCCAAACAAGACGCTTAGCGTGAGCTCCGCCCTGTACCTGAGTCTTCAATGCGAACATTGTCTTACCTGACTGTGCAACCTTTGCCACAGCCTCGACTACAACTAGCTCGTAGTCACCATCTGGTAGCGGTTCATAGCTACCAACTTCACCGGCGTCCTTTACCAGGTCGCCCCAGTTGAGTGTACTCATCTGATTTCTTTCTACTAGTGCGCTAACCTAATGGTTAGGACGCGGTTTTCTTTGTTGTTTTCTTTTCGCCGAACACCATGTCAAGCATGCGTTCAACTCCAAGATCTTGTTGTTCGACGACCTTACCTAGTCGTCCTTGTACACGTTCACCAGCTTCGTAGGTGTCAGTGCGCTCGACGTACATGCGGCGAACCTTGTAAGGAGGCTGCAGTGGGTCGGGATTTGGAACAGTCTCGACGTTGATTGCGCCAAGAATGTCGTAGAAGTATGGAGCCTGAATAGCAAGCTGACCCTGTAGGTATGGACGCATACGTCCATCCTGGCCTGGTCGTGCCATTGCAGTAAGAACCACGGCTTCAAGCGGTTGAGTTGGGTGCATGGTTAGGTCACGCAGGTCACGCAAAAGCGCACCCATGTGACGCAACAGTTCACCCCACTGCTGCATTTTCATTTGTTCTGTACCAGCGATTGAATCCATACACTTCACTTGAAGTTCTGAGATTGAATCGATGATAAGTGACTTGAACTGGTGCTTACCAGTCTGTAGCCACTGGAACGACTTCATCACAACGTCGTAATCGCGAACATTCACAACCACTGTGTCCCATGTTCCATCTGCGACAGGAGGCTCCTCGCGCAGAGGGTCCCAGTACTTCACGTTGATGGGTAGGAATCGGTGTCCACCCTCAACGTCAAGCATGAGACGAGGATACGGTGCCGTTACGGCAAAGGTTGACTTACCAACCTTTGACTCGCCGTACACCATGATTGTGAGAGAGCGTTGTACTTCATTTGACATACGTCACTCACTTCCCTTCTTCTCTTCGGTGTTTCCATAGTAGTCATACGGGTTAGATACCACGTATGAATCGCTAAGCGCTTGTTCAACGGCGGAACCGTCGTCAAACATTGGGCACAGAGCGAAAAATGGGCATTTCCACTTGCAGTCACGCGATGGACGCGGATACGCTACAAGTTGATGTGATGTACCCTCATCAAGGGCTTTACGCACACCTAGCAGATCGCCAACTGTGCCATGCAGTCGTTGCCAAAAGTTGCGCAACGTGAAAACATTGTGTCGAACTTCCATTTGCTCGTAGAACGGTGGACGTGCATTAGCTGAACGCTTTACCTTCTTGAGCATGGTAAAGATACCACCCTCTGAAC